ACATAACCACAAGTAGTTGCGATTCTAGCTTTATCTAATTGTTCTTGAGAGAATAAAATTCCACCTTTAGTTTTTTCTTTTGGTGTAAAAGGTAAAACTAAAATTCTATAGCCGACCGGTTCTGGTAACTGGTCTTCTAAATCTTTAATATTGTCTTGATCTAATCTTTTAGCGTGAGGTTCTTCTTTTTTCTCTTGCTCGTATTTTTCTTCAAGTGCCAATTTAATTTTTGGGACTTCCTTTTCCTTTAATGTCGATAACGTTTCCGTCATTTTGCTCCTTTTCATCGTTGTTTAGCAGGTTAGAGATTTCCTGAGTTACTATTTGATAAGCGTGTGCTTGTCCTAACATATACTTATATTTTTCCATACTGTCAACCCCACCAGTAATCATACTATCTCCAATTTGTTGTAATGTAGCGTTGATTCTTTTTTTTAGTTTTTCTATTATTATTAAATCATCCATCTTTTCTCCTTTTATTTCGCAAGAGTTTTACTCTTGATTTCCAACACCATCCACTTACTTTAATAGCATATGTCTCAACAAATGCAATGGCTCTATCAATTTGATTAAAGTATTTTAATAAAAATTTATCTAGCACTTCCATCTTTTTCTAGCTTGACGTAGTCTAGAATTAGGATCTTTTGCTGCTTTTGGAAATTTCTTCATTTGACCTGCGCTTCTTGCACAGTACGACTTACGTCGGTTTGCAGCTTTTGACCCTTTTTTCACTTTACCAGTCACGGCTGTTTTTAGTTTTGAACCGGGATTTTTTCTTCTATAGGCAGCGACACCGGCTCGTGTCATACCTGCTCCAGACTTTGTAGGTCTAAAGTTCTTTTTATTTCTTGCAGGCATATTATCTTGTCTTCGCATTATAACATCCCTTTGTAATATTTTTTTAAACTTGGATTTGAAACTTTAACTCCACCTAGATTACCTTCAATGTAACTTCCTCTATAATCTTTTTGTGCTTGCCCAATCATCCCACCATCTTTTTTCTTAACAAAAGTTTTTACGTTGGTTGGTTTTCCTCCAGGATTACCTGCAGCTCTCTTTCGTTTGACAGCAGAGGCCTTTTCGCCTTTTGTCATCCGTGTGGCTTTTGCAAGTGGTACGCATTTTGGATATTTTCTTTTGGAACCAGAAGATGATTTTCTTCCACAAGGTTGATATTTGCCGTCCTTCTTTGGCGCTCCAATATCTACCCATTTTTGATTTACCCATTTTTTTAAATCACCCATTAGACCATTTTAGTTTTTTTTCTTCTGTCTGACATTACTTTGCCACAACCTTTAGCAATGAAACCACCATTCTTTGCACTAGCTCTTACTTTGCCCTTGCATACTTTTGAAGCATACATATTTGCGTACGCGGAGGGGTAAACTTTGAATTTACGCTTCGCTGCAGCTTTTCCTTTAGGGCAAAGTTTAGCCATTATCTAACTTTTCCACCTTTTTTCATAAAGCCCATTTTATTTCTAACTGGTTTAGGAAGTTTTTTTAAACCTTTTCCTTTTTTACCAGCAGGGACTTTTTTTAAGTTTTTTTTCATTATTTGTTTATCTTTCCAGATTTTTTTGCTTTAGAACCAAACTTACCATAAGATTCATTAGCAGAAGCTCTAAGTTGTTTCTTAGTTCTTTTCTTTTTGATTCTCATAGCGATTGATTCGTCTTTTCTATCTTTGTAACCCTGTTTTTTCTTTTTAACAGAACCACCTTTTTTATACATAGATCCACCCTTCATACCCATATCATCTTTATAGTAGCCAGATGCCATATCTTTTCTTGCTGTAGACATTCCGCCTCCCATTTTTCCTACACGTCCACCAGATTCATATCTGTAGCCGTTTCTTACTCCATTTTTTCTCATTATTTTTTTCCTCCGTTATTCCTAAATATTTGTGTTCCCTTTATTCCGTAAATGCTCGCCACGACAAGGATCCACAAATTTGTAAACCACGACGGCAATGACGCGAAATGGTCAAAGAAAATTTTTACTTTGTCCATAGCAGTCGGATCGTCACTTACAACTGCCCAGGCTAAAATTGCGATTGGGGCCGAGAGGATTAATAAAACCGCCTCGTCCTTCCAGTCAGATTGCCTAGCCTCTAACAATTTACCTTGGTAAGCTTCCTTACCTTCAGCCATACGCGAAGCGTGCATAAGTTGTGCTTCACTCATAGCCATTTTCGTTTTCTGCTTGTTAGCGTAAATTTTACTTCCAGCAGAAACGGCTAATTTAATTGCCTGAAACCACATATTAGTACCAAGTAGCTTTTACAGGTTTTTTGTCGGCTCTCATTCTTCTAGTGCCTTTAACATCTACAACCTGTGATTCATTAGGGTCTGTAGCTTGAATTGTAACGCCACCAGTTTGGTAACCGTCCTTGCCGACTCCTAATTCTTTTGTAACTTTAGGTTCTTTTGTTTTTTTAATCATAGTTTCTCCTTAATTTAGGTTATATCTACTTTTTTTTAAAATTTCTACCAAAATCGTGAACTTTACTAGCATCAGACATCTGTTGTTTAGCTAATGATACTCCAGCTCTTAAATTTGCTAAATCTTCGTTCTGTTCTAGCTTAGCTTCTTGGTTTTCTTGGTTCATTAGAGCTTTCATCTTGTCTAAATTCAATCTTTCTTGACCTTCTTCTTCTTTTCTTTCGTTATCCATTGCTTTTAAATCAACTTCTCTTGATTTTATCTTCAATAATGGGTCACCAGCAAACTCACCAGTAATTTTTTCTTCTTCTTTAGCGTAATCTTCTTGCATTTCAGCAATTAATTGCGCTTTTCTAGCTTCAATAGCGTTGGTTATTTGTTGAACTCGTTGTTGTTGTTGCATCATCTGTGGATTTTGCATCATTCCTTGTGCCATTGCAGGATTTTGTGCTCCCATTTGTTGCATTTGTTGTTGTATCATTTGTAATTCTTGTAATTCTTCAACAAATTCTATTTGAACTTGTTCTTGAGCCATTAAACTAATGTGTTCTAATATATTCTTTTGCATTGCACCCATAACCATTGGATTATTTTGTACCATATTCAATCTCATAAAATTTAAGTGAGCATCTATGTGTGCTTTGTGATCTTGACCAGGGAAAGCTTGAAATGGTTTTTGTGACATAGATAAAATATGTTCTAATGCAGGATCCATCGGCATTGGTTGTGCAGGTGGAGGTAAAATTGCATTTACGTTTTTCACACCCAGCGCATCATACATTGATCTATATGCTTGATACAAATTATGCATTTGAGGATTTGATTGCGCCAGTTGTAATTGACTTTGAGCTATAGATATTCTTTGCGTCTGTGAGAAAATGTTTGGATCTGCTACAGGTAAAATATCTATTCTGTCATCGAAGTCTTGCATTTTAACTTCTCGTCTTGCACCTGGAACATCATATGGATAAACAGGTGGTAAATAAGTTTTAAAGACATTAGCTAATAATTTAAATTCTTCTTTAAGTCCTACATATAATCTTTTGTGAATAGCCGACATTACACGTGAACCACGTTCTAATAATGCTACTGTGGTTCCAACTGCAGCTTGTTGATTCATATCACCCACTTGCATATCAGAAATTGCTGCAAATCTTTGACCTGCAGAAACCACAACACCCATTAATTGTAATAAAGTTTGATCAGGTCCTTTGAAAGGTAAAGTCATAAACTGATCTTTAATATTACCACCAGGTGCATCTACATCTCTAAACTCACCAGGTTGTAATGGTTGTGCATCATCTCTAACTCTAATACCTCTGGATTTAAATCCTGCTGGTAAGTTAGCTAAAGTTCCTGCATCTAATAATTGTCTTAATGCTGCTGTTGCAGTTCTCGTTAAACCACCAATCATATGAATTAAACCAAAACCATAAAAACCAGTTCCTGGTAAAAATTTAAATTGTACAAAATAATTGATTTTGTTTTTTTTAGGATCTTCTGCTTTGTAATTTCTTCTTATAGATAAAATTTTATTATTAGCTTGAGCGACAGTTACAACATAAGGAAGTTTTATTCCTGTAGGCTCACCATCTTGACTCATATCTTCATAACCATCTAAATCTAAATTAGTATGAATTTCATAAAGTGTGTATTGATCTTCCTGACCATCTTTAGAAATTCCTTCTAATTCTAATTTTTTATCTTCTAATTGGTTTTCTGTAACAGGAGGTGTTCCTAATTCTACATCTCTGTAAAATCCTGCTACTTGTTGTTTTCGTAACTCATTTTCTGAAATTTTAATAACGTGAATAACTGCTTCTGCATCTTCTAATGAATTTGCAGAATAAGGTACAATTAAATCATCTGCAGGTACGAATTTAGAAACCGCCCTACCTAAAAGATCGTCATAATAAACTTTCTTAAAGGTAGATCCGGATAGAGGGAGATAAAAAAGCATTTGGTCAAATTCTGGTTCATATTCTTTCATTTGATCCATAATTTGGTAATTCATAAAATCTTTAACACGTTTAGCTTGCTCTTCTTTAGCAACATTAACGTCACCTAAAATTTGAGTTCTAACCGGGCCATCTGATGGTAATAATTCTTTGTAAGCTTGTGCTTGAAACTGTGTAACTGATTCAGCAAGTACAGGGTGATTAACACCTGATGCACCTCTGAAAGGTTCTGTTCTTCTTTCGTATTTAAAACCTAAAAGTTCTAAACCATTTCTGTAAGTGTCTTCCCAATCTGCTCTTGATTCTCTGTATTCAGTATATTGATCAATTAATTTAGAACCTAAAGGTTCTAAAACTCCATCATCTAAAGTTTCTGCAAGATTTGCAAAGTGATCTTGACTTGGATCAATTTCTGGAGCGTTAGGGTCAAATGAAATTTCTGCTCCACCATCTTCAGTCATATCTACTTCAACAGGTCCTGTTGGAGTATCAACAACTTCTGCTGATTTTACAGTTTCAATTTCAACCGCTTTATTTTCAGGGTTATTAACTTCGTTAATATTCGGTAATGGTTTATCTATAGTGGCCATTTGGCTATTCTACCTTCTTTTAAATAATGATTCAACACCTGACT